ACTTTAAGCCTTTAAAAGGTTTATGCCAAATATATTTTATTTTCATACTTTTTAATATTTTTTTTATTTGTTTTTCACCTCTTGAAACTGTTCTACAAGAGCATCCATGACCAGCAAGATGTATATGTGGTGTTTGTAAAAAATACTTTTTACATTTTTTACAAAAAATTTTCACTTTTACTTCGGAGCCTTTATATTCAACTAAATCGTATTTATATTCATTACCGTGAACCAATTTTGCTTTCCTTATAAATTCTTCTGTTGAATAACTTAATTTTTCTCTTTTGCACTGTGGGCACCCATGTCCGTTTTTTAAATCATTTGGTTTTATTTCAAATATAAAACCCTTATGGTTTTCATTATTACAAATAACTTTTATTTTTGTTAAAACACCTTTATAAACACTCAAACTATAATCATATCCATCAACCTTATAATCATCCAATGTTTTTCTTAATTTTTTTGTTTTTTCTCTTCCACATAAAGGGCAGCCTTGACCATTTAAATGATCTGCTGGTCTTTGAAAGAATATATAATTATGTTTTAAGCATTTAATTTTTACTGGTGTTCCTGAATTTATATATTCTACTTCACTATAATCATAATTTTCTTCTCCTTTTAGTTCTATAGCTTCTTTTATAAATTCTTCTTTTGTTTTTCTTTTACCTATCATTTCTTAATTTCCTCCAAATTTTCATCTACTAATTTAATATCGTTATATCCTGCTTTTTTATACAAATTAATTCTCATTTTACTATGTTTAGATAAGAATTTTGCTGTATCAAAAAAATCGTAATATGAAACGATTTCTTTCTCTCCTTCTTTAAAACGAAGTGAACGCCCAATTTTCTGCAATGTAGCGACATTTGATTTGCCACTACAAGCCAAAACCATTGCCTTCATATGTGTAATTGAAATACCCTCTTGTAAAATGGTAGAAGCAATTAATATCGGCAATCTGCCTTCATCAAAATCTTTGATATATTTTACTCTGTCCTCTATTGGAGTATTACCAGCTATAAATTCTGAGCCTGGTATCATTTCTTTTAATATTTCACCGTGTTCTATTAAATTAACCAAAACAAGAACTCCGCTACCATACTTCTCACAAATGTTAGCTACTATTTGATTTCTCTTTTTGCCGTTTACTATTTCTTCTGCATATGCAGTCTGATAATCAAAATACTCATCCTCCTTACACTCATTTTTTATAATATAAATATAAGGCTTTGCCATTACTTTATTTTCTATAAGCTCTTTACTTTCAATATTTACAGCAGGAGAACCCATAAATTGTCTTATTTTAGCATAGCCTAAATAATCACCATTTCTAAACGGTGAAGCAGAGAAACCATATTTTAAAGGACATCCATACTGCGATAAAAAGTTCTGAAATGTAGAAGCAGAGAAGTTGTGCACTTCATCCCCAAGCACACATTTATATTTTGATAAATCACCTATTTTTCCAACTGATTGAATTGTTGATACCATACAAAATCCTTCTTTTACTCCTTTACCAGAGCATATACCACAATCAATCCCATCCTTTATAAAATTCTCTTGTAACTGAACTGCAAGAGTTACTTTATTAACAAGTATCAGAGTTGGTAATTTTGATAATCTGATAAAGGCAGACATGATCGAACTTTTTCCAGCACTTGTAGTCGCGACTACAAGTGCTGTATTTGTATTTAACATTGCTTGTAAAGCTCTTATCTGGTGTTCTACATATTTAAAATTAGGATTAAAGAATTTCCTTAATTCATCGTGTGTCCATTCTTTCTTTTGGAAGTCAAAATGAGTTCTGTTATCTTTAAATTCTTCTATTTTTATTTTATTATCTCTTGAGAATATAAATATTTCTTTTGCCAATCCAGCAAAGCAAACAAAATAACCTTTTACTTCTTTTCCAAGACAAATATCTCTTTCTCTCTCTGGATGATATTTACCACCAAAAAAACAATTTTTAGTATCTTTGTAAGTAACAAACTTTTTTATCTTTTTAATTTCATCACTAGTTCCTGACATTATTATAGTCAAATCATTCAATATAACTTTCATATAAATTAAATTTACATCAAATAAAAATAAAAGTCAATAAAAAAAGCTACTGATTAAATCAGTAGCTAATATTTTTAAATCTGTGTTTTTAGTAATTGAATATTCCTTCTGTCTGGCAAGAACCATTTCTGCCATTTGTATGATCGTCTTTTAAATCAGGTGAATTTTCAGAAGCACCTTTGTTTTGAGTTACTTTGTTAAACTCCCCTGGAAGTGATGTTTTAACTGATGAATTTTTAGAAATTTTACTTGTTATATAAGCAAGCATTTCTTTTTCTTCTGGCGTTGAGGTTTTTTTACCTTTGGCAGCTTCCAAAAGACCATTCAATCTGTTAATAAGCTCTTTTGCTGTTTCATCAGAACCATTAGTAGCTACTGAATAATGATATCCATCATCTCCATCATCTCCACCTGCTGTTTCAGTAGATTTAGATGATTTTTTTTCATCATCTTTTTCACATTCACACTCGCTTGACTTTTTACCACAGTCTGGGCAAGTATCTTCCTCTTCCTTTTCATCTTTCTCTTCCTTCTCTTCTTCTCCTTCAAAAATATCAAAAGGAACTTCATAAGAAGGATTTTTTCCTAAATAATATAAAACATCATCTTTAAAACTTGACATATTAATTTCTCCATTATATTAATTAACTTATTTTTCCATTTGGTGATAAAGCAACTTTGATTTTGTAAGTTGGTCTGTTGCTTTTTGATTTATTTCTTTCTCCTGGTTTATATAATTCTTTTCCTTGTTCTTTAAGGAAATGATTGGCAAGGCCATTTAAAAAACCAACAAAAAAATAAGCTCTTCCAGGTTCATTAGATTTTCCAGCAGTTTCACCAGGCATTGTGTTTGAATATCTTCTTGGATTAAAACCAGTTTTCTTTTTTGTTGCTTTTTCCAAATTTGCAAGCCATTTTTCTGGTGATCCGCCAAGCCAGTCATCATACACTTTATAAATATAATCTCTGGCTACCTTTGATGAAATACTTCCACCTTTGGCTTTTACTCTGTTCATTACAGCACTTACAGTTCTTTCTCTGCCAGCTTTAAATTTTTGCCTACCATCATTTTTGTATTCTTTAAAAGCATGTCTTTCCCAACGCCAGCCTTTTGATTGCTTGACTTCTGATAAAATTTCTTCTTCAAGGAATTCAAACAATTCTTCTTCTAAATTATCAAAAATTTCATTTATTGTCATATTAATACCCAAAAATAGGACTTGCAGATACTGCAGCTTGTGGTGCAGGTTGCTGTGCTGCTACTGAAGCCGTAACAGTTTCTATGCTATCAGATGCTTTTGGTTTCTCTTCTTGAGTACCACCAAATATATCATTAAAACTCTCTTTTATTTTTTCAGGAACTAATTTAATAGTTTCTTCAAGTTTCTTAAGCAAAACATCTTTATCTTCCTGACTTAGAACCCTTCTATTAGAAACTTCAGGAGAATAACTTAAACTATTATTAATGAAATCAGATTCACTTGAGTAGTAATCAAGAATATTTCCTATACATTGCTCTACTCTGTTTTCTATTCTTTTTATTTCTGATCTTACAGCTATTTTATTAGCAATTTCATTTTGTTGTGGTTTTACAGCTCCACCAACTATATCAATTATATTCATATAAAATTCTCCAATTTTAAATTAACTTTACAAAAAAAGACTACAAATTAATTTGTAGTCTTTTTAATTATTTATAATTTTAAATTACAAGCTAAGGATAGAAATTGCTTCTTTTACAGCTCCAACATCTGTTTCACCAACATTTGCTGCTGTATCGATTGAATTAATCAAATCATCAATTTTATTAATAAGTTTTTCGTCAGTAGCTTTTGATTTAGCTGTTTCAAGAGCTTTTTTTATTGCCTCACAATCTTGTTCAGAAGCTTCTGGTGCTGGGTCTTTATCATCTTTTGTAGATGTATTTTCTTCTGTAAGATTATTTTTTGCTTCTGTCAGAACGGCAGAGTTTTCAATAATACCCTCAATAATATCTGTAATGTTGTTTCTTTTCTCCATAAGAGATTTATCACCAATTACAGAAAAACCAACAATTTCTTTTAAGTCTGCCTTTGAAAGAGCTGTAAGTGCCTGATTTTTTTCAAGCAAATCTTCCATAAGACCATTAGCGCCATCAACTGCATCTCTTGCTGCTTCTACAAATGCTTTTTTAAACTCTGCGTTTGTTTTAAGTTTCTTTGCTTTTGCGGCTACGCTTTTGTTAAGAACTTTATTTACATCTTCGTCAATAAGTGAAACTTTAACAGGGTGCTTCCAGTCAAAAATCTTAACATTTGACAAAGGAGCTTTGTTAATTCTTTCTTCATAAAGCCTATAAATTGTTGAGTTTCTAAAATCACTAACTTCTTCTGAAATACCAGCAAGTTCTGTATAATCAACAACCTCATCCATATTTTTTGAAGCAAGGGCTTCTGCAAGAGAATCCTCAAAAATATCAGAGTTTGTCTCTGCAATGTGCTGCTCATAAGCTTCTGTAAGGCTTGGCAAGCTGTCATCAAAATAATTAGAAATTGCTTCTTTTAAATTATCATTGCTTGATTCAAATGTAATTTGCTCAAAATTATCAAAAGAAAATGTATTTCCATCAAAGCTATATTTTGATTCATAAATGTTTCCAGTTGTATGATCTGCGAAAACACATTTATCCTCAAACATTTCCATAAGTACAGCATTTGCTGATTCGTTGATTATCTTTCTAGCAAGCTTTTCTACGTTTTTGTTGCTGTATAGCAATGTATTGTTAAATTTGCTTATATCCATATTTTTAAACTCCATTATATTATTAACTTTGTTCAAGTTTTTCAAGACTTTTCGCAAGCTCTATGCTTTTTCTTTTTATAAGGCTAAAATTTTTTTTATATATTTCTATTCTGTCAATCTCAAACTCTTTCCTAAATTCATTTTCTATGCTTAAATTTTCTACTATTATTTTTGGCCCTTTAACATCTTTAACCTTTAAAATATCTCCTCTGGCAAAATCTTTATATATCTGACATAGCATAGCTTTTTCTTTTAGCATTAACTTTTTCCATTCTTTTGAACAAGCCAGTGGTGGAGTAACCTCAGTACTATCAATTATTATATTTTTTTCTTCTCTTTTTTGCGAATATTTAGGAAATATTGTTTTTTGAGTTTCTAAAATATCACCAGCTTCAATTATTAACATTTCATTTGAGAGTCTTGATAATATCTTGTTAATTGTTTTATCGTACTGCATCTGAATTAACTTTTTTGTTTTTGTTTTTTATCACTGTTGGAATACCTTGTTTATTTTATTTCTCTATTAACTTAGTTAATAGAGAAATAAAATAAACAAGGAGAAAAAGATGAATCACAAATTAATTACATTGGAAAATTTAAAAAAATTCAAAGAGAAAACAATTGATTTAATTAATTCAAGTATGAACGGTGTTCTATGCTCAACGGCCGCTGGAACCCAGATAAAAGAAATCCCGGCATCAGCTATGCCAGGATTTGTGCTTTATGCAGGTGCTACTATCAATGTTTTGTTTCAGAATGCCTGTACAGTCAGCTACCCACAACTTAAAGTCGGAAATACAGCGGCAAGAAAAATCATGGTATACAGAGGCGGAATGCCTGTTTACAATAACGGGCTTCCAGCATCATCAGGAAAATGGCGAGGTGCGAGTACGGCATTTGATGAGGTCTGGCAGCCTTACACTACGCTTGAGCTTATGTACGACGGTATGAACTGGGTTGTCATGGGCGATCCGGTAATTGAGAACTATTTCGGTACGGATTTTGGCTATGAAAAAAAAGCGAACGGTTTGATTAAGCAGTGGGGAAAAGTATCAATCTCTGCAAATAATTATACAGATGTTCCTGTATTAGAATTTAAAACAGACAATTATTCTTTATTAACGAAAGGGAACTTTGAATATTATAAATACATAGATTGGAATTGTGAAGGAACAGGATGGGCATTATCATCAACTCAAATTCGTATAAGTAACTTAAATGATTATACATCACGATATTCTTGGTTGTTAATATCTTATTAAAACCAAGAATATCATTTGAGCGGATATTAAAACATATCTGTTTATTAGGGTTGTTATTAGATGTTAATACCCTATAGCTATCCAACTTTGCTTAGGAATATTACCATCTAAGACAGCATAGAAACCATCTTTTGTTAGGTTTCTTACATTATTTATATTTATACCAACGCCTTGTGTATATTTGCTATCAACAATCATCATTGAAAGTGCCATACAACAAGTATCAAAAGAAATAGGAAATGGAATTGTAGTGTTATGTGTGAAAGTTGTATAAAAAAATTGTATCAATAATCCGTTCAGTTAATATCCTATTGCTATCCAACAAGCATAAGCTTTTATAGTCGATGAATAACTTGTATCTGCTTTAAAACCTGTATTTGATATATATGTAACTGCTAAATCTCCTTGCAGTTCAAAACTTGATGAAGAATCTCCATATTTTAGCACACTTACAAATGGTGAGTCGATATAAGTTATAGTAAAAGATACTGTCATAAATTCATTTGCGTGAGATTCTCGTTTTCCCCACTGTATAAACAATCCGCTCATTCAAAATCGCATTTTCTAATACTGATTATATCGTTAGTGGCGGCTTTTGTATTGAAAGTATTGAAATCTCATTTATCTAATTTATTCAATAAAAAGCTCACTTAAAAAAGTGAGCTAATTAAACTACAACTTTAAGCTTATTTCTTCATAAAGAACATCACTTCCAGTTTTTGGCCCTGTTTTTTTCTTTGGCTTGCTAAAATAAGAATAAGTGTTTCTCTTAAAATCAAGACCACTTAATTCATTCTCATAAAACAAATTAAAAGAAGTTCTGTTTGTTTTTATTTCTTCTTTAACTCCACTTAGACTTGTTGCCATTTCTTTTATAATATTTGATTCAGCCGTGCTTTTTTCTGCTTCGTTAAGCTTATTAAAATCTTCAGCAGCTTTTATAATTTTAGCGAACTCTTCTTTGTTTTCAATCAGTACATCTTTTCCGAATATGTTAATTATTTTATCAGTTAAGTCTTCTGTATTAATTGATTGCTGAGTAGTTTGCTGCGGCAGCTCTGTTTGTGTAGGTGAAGTGTTCATCATATTATTTCCCATCATAGACGTATCTCCAACACCTGGCATACCAATTCCACCAATCAAAGCATTTTCCTGTGTATTAGCTGCCTGTGCTTCCAAATCTTTAAAGAAAATAAGATTGTTGATTTCTTTTTTTGTCATTCTCATCACATATTGTAATATGAATTTTTTAGGGAATAAACCAGTTCCTGTCATTGCTTGGATTAAATTCATTTTTTGAGACAAAAACTCTAAATCCATAAGTTCTTTTATATTTGATGGTGGCGTAAGTTCAATTCTAAAATTCTTCAAATCTTCTTTCTTCTTTTTCTTGAAGAACAGTTCTATCGCTGCCAGTTTTGTAAGTCCTTCTATTATATAAAACTGAATTCTTTCAGCAAACCTACTAAATTTTACATCTTGCATTGCAAGCGAGCCTCTTCCTGAAGAACCACTAGCTCCATCAGAAGTTGCTCCAAGATATTCAGGAGGAATATTCATAGTCCAAAGAATTTGATCCCTGAAATATCTAATATCATCAATATTCTGTAAAGCCATACCAGGAGACAAAGTAGTAATATCAGTTCCTTTACCACCATCCCTTACAGGAATAAATATATCCTGATTGATTGAAAGCGCGGCGGCCGTTCTGTTTATGTTTCCCCTGTCATCAAGTATTTGAGATGTTCTGTAATTATCCTTGATTTTCATTACATATCTGTTAGCTTCTGATTGTGGAAGATTACCTACATCTATTTTAAATACCCTTCTTTCTGGCACACGAGCCAATCTATAAACAACCATTCCATCTTCAAGAAGCTGAAGTCTTCTAAAGCATTTTACTCCTGATTTAAGTAAACTTCCACCGTATGGATAAAAATCTTTATCGTTTATCTTAAAATGAATAATCTGCCATGGCTCTAATTTATATACAACCTTTTCATCTGTTTTTGGGTCTGTTCTTGATAAAGAACTGAATGTAATATCATCCTGAGTAGTTGCATCTGCTGTATAAGTATAGAAAGCAAGTTTTCCATTCTTTTCAATTCTGTTAACTCTGTCAGTTTCAAGATATCTAATCCTTGCAATCATTGTTGGTTTTTCATATGAATCTGGAATTACCTCATAAAAATTGTCACCCAACTTACAAGTTTCGTAAATGATAGACCAAAGTTCTTTATCTATGTTAAGTCTGTCAAAGAAAAGATTATTAAGTATTTCTTTTATATCATCATCGTCTGAATAGCTTTTTAGGACATGGCCTTCAATATTTCGCTGAGAACAATCGTCAGCAATTTGCTGCAAGCCTCTATGAATAAAATTATATTCGCTCATTTCTTGGAATGTGTCATAATATTCTTTTCTGTTCTCTTTCTGTTTTTTACCTGTTAATAATGTATTATTTGCGACACCATAGGCTTCAAAATCGCCTAAATTAGAATTAATTATAGCATCAAGCTCTTTTTTATCCTTTTTTGATACTTCTGTTTTTACATTATCTGGTAAATCCTGAACTAAATTAACTCTTGACTGTATTTCTGATGCTTTTTTGAAATTTATTTCTACATCTTTTCCATTGATTAACATATTTAATTGCTCCAAACTTTAACTTTATTATTAATTAACTTAGAATTGAAGGCTTGTTTATTTTATTTCTCTATTAACTAAGTTAATAGAGAAATAAAATAAACAAGGAGAAAAAGATGAATCACAAATTAGTTACATTAGAAAATTTAAAAAAATTCAAAGAGAAAATCTACAACTACATTGACAGAACCGTTACACCAATTGGAACTATCATCCCTTATTTGGGTCTTGTTCCTCCTCCTGGATATCTAATTTGTAATGGGGACAATTTTGATAGGAATAAATATCCGGAATTATATAAGTTTTTAGGTTCTGATTTGTTACCAGATTTAGGAGAAATTAGTTTTGTAGGTAATGGAAGAAATTATACATACCCAATTCAAGACCATTATGAAGAATGTACTTCTGTTAATTTTTTCTCAGATGATCAAATACAGAATTTAACTGGAAATTTTACAGCACAGGTAGGTTCTGAAGGAAGTAATATAGATAGAGCAGATGGTGTTTTTTATAGAAATGGAGACGCCTCATATCTAGACTCAAATACAAGTAATAATCCTTATCCTAACGGCGTAGGCTTCGATGCTTCTCGTGTGGCACGAACAGGAACTACAACGCATGGAAAAATGCTTGGCGTTAATTATATAATAAATGCTACGGCAAAATGTCCTGATTCTCAATGGATTGTAGATGTGACTACTACTGATTCTAGATATAGAAAAGTTGGAGACTTCTTTATTTCTAATGTAGTAACAACAAATGTAAATTGGAAAAAATCACTTAGAGAAGGGTATGATTATTTATCAGTTAAAATTACTTATGCTGACGGTAACCACAAAAATGTAGATTTTTTTGCAAGACTTCTTTCATATGATGAACTGGAAACCATTTCAGAACCAGAAAGAAAAAGCAACAACAAATGGTATTGGACTAGCTCTCATAGCACCTCTAGTAATTTTGCGTGGTATGTGGACACAAATGGAAGTCTACAATCCAGAGACGACAACTTTAGTGATGCTAATGGCGGTATTTGCGTAGGATGTCGTATTAATGGTTTATAAACTACTTATTTTTACTTCATAGTTTCAATTTTGACTATTAACTGATTATGTAGCATCAAATAACACTACACAATCAGTTATATTTCAAACAGTTAGTTTTTTCTTCTAAGTAATTAAATAAAAATTGTCTGGCTTTCGGCTTCATTCTTTCTATATTCCATATTACAATGTTTTGCTTATAATATTTTATAATTTCTTTTATTTCTGCTTTTCTCTTTTCTGAATCAACTATTATTTTCATTTTATTGGCAGTTCCGTATTTTCTTAATTTAAGATAATTTTCTGCTATTGTTTCCTCACTTGGATTTACAACCACACAAATGCTACTATCATCTATTCCAGCAAAATGAATTATATTTAATAAATTCATTCTTTTAATTTTATTGATATATCCAGATTTTATAAGAATTTCATTATCCATATAATGAATATTAGTTTTGTCCTCAAAATAAACAGATAGCATATCTTTTGCCGTTTGTAAATCATTTCCGTTATACATAGAGCAAAAACTGTTTCCTCTTATCTGAAAGCTTTCTAAATCATCCAGCATTATTCTGTTATTTAAATATGTGTCAACATCAAAATAGAAATGCTGAGTGTATTCAGACAAGATTTTCAGTCTTATAAAATCAGATATATGTGAAGGGTTAATTTTACAAAAATCATCGCCATATACATTTTTTAAATAATCTACACTTTCTTTTACTATCGGATGCTTATAGTCATATACAACTACATTATATTCTTTTACCCAAGAATAAAGGCAAAGTTTAAGAAAATCATTGCTTGGCAATTTGTCTTCAAAATATCCATTGTCTAATGCATTTACTGTGAAAAAAGTTATATCATTCATTTTTCATCTCCAATAAAGATATATTGCCACAAATAGAGCATTTTTTATTATTCCTATAACATAAATGCATATCTTTCTCTATATTAAAATTTTTTATATGCTCTGGTCTTTTATAACAATACATAACCATATCTTTCTCTATATAAATATAGTCAAAGTCTCTTGAACAAAGTAAATTTTCTGTGATTACATACGGAGCTCCTTGTTTTTTTAAAAATTCATTTCTTGTAAGGAAATAAGAAACATTTTCATTGTCGGTTACTTTATACCTAAAATTCTTTTTTGTAGAACTACAATTTCTGCCATCAAGCCGTTTATCAAATAAATCCTCTTCTATTTGATATTCAAGATTATTGTTTTCGCACTCTTTCGCAAATTCAACAGTATGTTCACAATTAAAAGTATATACAGTCTCACATTTAATATACTTTACATAAGGTTTAAATTCCGCTGCTTTATTACAAAATTCTTTTATCGTTTCCCTACATTGTTCTGGATGATAACTTGCCGTAAGAGAAATTTTCTTTGATGACAAATTATTTATCAGCCAATCAAGAGGTTTTGAAAAATTTGTAGTTATATTTATTTTTTCTATAAATTCACTTTCTTGTAGTTTAGATATTAATTCTTTTATTTTATCAAAAATTGTTACTTCACCGCCTATTAAATCTATTTTAACCCTTTTTCCTGTATTTTTATATAATTGCTCAGCAATATTTACTACATAAGGCAAAGCATCAAAACATTTTTTTTCATCAATTTTAAAATTTGGATTTTCAAACACGAGAACTCTTCTTATACAATAAGGACATCTATAATTACAAGCATCTGTAAGCCTCCATTTTATAACAGCATTCTTATCTAAATTGTAAATATTCATAATAATTAAATATAAAATTATTAGAAAAAAAAGTCAAGTTATACAGTGGGAATTATTATATAAGGCTTGGTTTTCCAGTGTTATTAATTTGTGATTCATTTCAACTCCTTTAAAAAGCAAGAAAAGCTTGTTTATTTTATTTCTCTATTAACTAAGTTAATAGAGAAATAAAATAAACAAGGAGAAAAAGATGAATCACAAATTAGTTACATTAGAAAATTTAAAAAAATTCAAAGAAGAAATTCTACAAAAAGCTCCTATTTACCAAGCAGGATATGGTATAACAATTAAAAATGGGATTATTAGTATTGAAAGAACAAAAATTGGCAATCCTACTTGTCCTGGTTATACTTTGCATGGGGATTATTTTCTTTCTAATAATGCAGAAGAAGGTAACTGGGAAACTGCTATTTCTAGAAATGCTGTTGTAACAGTAACCCAAGCATATAATTATGATGATGAAATAAAAACTGTTACAGCTCATACACTTTCAAAAGAAGAATTGGAAACCATTCTTCCACCAGAAGAAAGAAAACTCAAAATTGATGATACATATTATACATATTGGACTAATACTCTTTTTAATGAATATACTAGCGATGCTTATGCTGTGAATGTTGGTGGAGATTTCGTCACTGTCGGTAAACTTGTTGGTGATAATATGTATATTCGTTTAGGATTCAAAAACCCGTTTATTTAACCTGAAAAATCGTCAAATAAAATTTAAAGTGATTTAAAAGTTCATCTAATTAGATGAACTTTTTCTTATTTTAAAATTTTTTTTAGTAATCGCAAGTTAAATAATGTATGATAAAATTAAGCTCTGTTAATTTAGAACATACTAAAGCTCAAAGGGGCTCGAGCTTTGTAAAAATTAAATTAAACAGTTAGTTTAATTTTTCATACATTTTTTTTGCACTAAGTATAAAACTATACTGAAAAATACAGCACTATAAATAAAAAATAAGCTAAGAGTATAAAATATTGTATTTGAGTATATAAAAACTACACTGAAAAAGTATACTGAAAAATATAATGTTTTAAATATAAATAAGATAAATGTATAAATTGTTTTGACCGGGCCCGATAAACGATTTATAAAAACAGGAGGTAAAAAAATGGAATACGCTTCAAACGCCAAAGCCAACGCAGCTTTGACAACAGGTATCATCGGTACTTCGCTCGGAGCAATTGCTTCAGCAGGTGGTATCGCAAACATTCTTGGTATTAAGCCAGGAATGGCAAACAACTCCACTTCAGATGGAGACAGACCAGTAACTCGTTATGAGATGGGTCTTATTCAGATGTCTAACAACAAAGACAATGAAATCACTCTTTTAAAATCACAGCAATACACAGACAAAGCAATGTTTGGTGTTCAGGCTCAGCTCGGACAACAGACAGCTTGGAATGCTACTCAGCAAGCTAATCTTGGCTTCTTGCAGTCACAGGTTAATGATGCTTTGAGCATTAGCAAACGCTTTGTTCCAAATGCTAATATTGCTCCTGGTTGGGGTCCAGTTCTTGTTGAACCGGCTATTGCGGCTGAAGTTGCTAAAACTTCTTCTACTACACCATCAACAACAGGTAACTAATTAAAAATCTGGGAGGATTAATTTCCTCCCAGTTTCAAAACAGGAGGTATTAAAAAAATGGTTACAAAACACGACATAATCAACGGAGTAATAAAATTTATAGAGACTGATATGGCAAAGGCATCTGGGGCAACTACATCTAAGCTTATAGTTCTTCTTGCTAAAAATGTATTGAAGAAAAATGAAAATGTAGTAGATTCTTTTCTTGAAAATCCAATTGCCAAAACACTTTTGACAGAACAAGACGGTATGTATGATTTAACGACATTAATGTCTGTTTTAAAAGATACTGCCAATGAAATGGGATGTATCTCACTTAATATTCCAAAAGTTCCTTTCCTTCTTCCAGAGGGAGATGAAATAAGGTTAAGTGTTGCTGACATTAATACAATTAATGATTACATTAACGAAGAAGCTCATATGCACGATAATACACATATGACAGCAGTTCCTGAGTCAGCTCAGAGGGTGGTTCTAAATGTTTAAAGAATTAAAAGAATGGCACGAAGAAGAACTTGCCGATGAGCAAAAATATATGGAAATGTCCAAAGTAGCACCTGAAGAGTATAAAAGCATATTCAGAGATATTTCAAGAGAAGAAGGAAGTCACGCCAGAATACTCGATATGATTTTAAAAGATTATAAAGAGCATTGTGAATGCGATGAAGAAAATTCTGAAAATCATACAGAAGATAATTCTGAAAAACAGACAGAAGACAAGTCTGAAAACAAAAACGAAGAAACTAAAGCTGATGAAATAAAGCCAACAGGAAACAGAGTAGTTCTTGTTTAAAAAAACTTATGGGAGCTTTGCTCCCATTAAGTTAATATTTGGAGTTATCTATGAGTTACATTTCAGAAGTAAAAATTAATAATAATGAAAACTTTAATTTAAAAGACACGCAGGCAATAAATAAAATAAATTTTAATGGAAAAGAATATAAACCAAATAACAACGGCGTTGTAGAAATTTTAAATGATTTAAATAGCGTATTTGATGAAAAAGACGTTTTACAATTTAAAGTTATTGATGATACAAGCGAAATAAATGGTGATACTGACAAAGAAAGAACTTTATACATATGTAATGGAAAACTTTATATATATAAGGAAAATAATTTAATTTTTATTGGTGGTGGCGAAAGATTACCATCTAGCTATTTTGAAACGGAAAACATTGATTTCAGTTATATTTCAAAAGAAAACAATATAAAAAGAAAAACTTTTTTATCTTGGCAAGTATTATATGATTTTTTAAATGAAGGAAATGCCAATCCTGTATTTAATTTTGATGGAACAGTAAACTATACAAATGTTGTAAAAAACGAAAATTACGAATATGTTTATAATTCAACAAGTCATCCTAACAGACCAAAATATAAATTAGTTTTAGTTGGCGACACAAATAGTATATTAAAATACTATGAAACTGAAAATAGCACAACTTATAAAACATATACATTCAAAATATATTCTAAACTTACAGAAGAAGAAAAGCAAACAAACAATGCTTTTGCAAGATCAATATTTGATGAAAGATTGGAGGCGTAAATGGCAGAGGAACATAAACCAGTAAGCAAAGCTTGGGTAGAAGAGCAATTTAAAAATTTTTGGGAAGCTATTCAACAAAGAATGAATATAATAACATTGGATAGTAGTGGTAATCCAATAATAACAATAAATAATAAAAAATATAAAATAAACGTTGAACCTATAAGTTAATATAGAAGGAGAAATAAAAAATGATTTTAACAAATGCTTCAAGCAAAACAATAACACTTTTAAATGGTAAAAAAATAAAACCAAAAGAAACAATTAATATAGATATAAGTAAAAGTTCTGAAATTTATGAACAAGTAATGTCACTCAACAAATCAGGTCTTATTGATATAGACTAATTTTTTACTTAGAAAAGGTTTTATGCTTATAAAACCTTTTCTAAACTGTATAGTCTAACTTTTGTTTTTCCTTTCTGCGTAGTTTCTATTATATTTCCTTCTTCATCAGCAACATTATATATAAAAGGAGTAAAACTATTTGAGGTATTTTTTACTACTTCACCATCAACAACAGTTGTATTGTCTTTTAATATCTTAGCTCCATTACTTAATTCTTTTAAAACATCTTCATCATTATAATCAAATTCTGTTTTACTTGGATAAATAGTTCCTGCATATAATTCTTTATAATTATAATCAATATATGCCCTGTCTATTTTTAATTTGATTTGTCTTTGTGAAAATTTATCCTTATTATCACCAACATCAACAGATGATAAATTGCTTATGTCTGTTGTTTCTATTAATACAAATTGTCCTTTGTATTTTGTATAATAAGGTCTATGAAAAGGAGTTGCTTGTAATATTTGAGTTTGTAACATATCAGCTTGTCTTTCTGTTAAAGCAGTTATTGTTACAGTATAATCTAAGCTGCATATTATTGGCGCTCTCATTTGAAAATTTCCAGTATTTCTTTTTAGTGATATCCATTTCCAAGCTCCCATCTGCTGCTCTTTAAGCAAATCAATTCCTGATTGATAAAATGTTATGAGAGGCCCTACATTTTGACCATTGGCAAATCTTTCCTGTTGTTTTGCAAAGGCAACAGGAGCAGTAGCATATACAACCAAAGGTTTTTCGTCATCTGCCATTTGAAAATCACATACAACATTTTCTATACATTTTTTTACACATAAAGCATATTCTTCTAAGGTTATTAAATCATTAGTCATATTTTACCCCAAATTATATTTATTGTTAAAACCGTATTGATTATTTTTTATGAACTCTACAAAATCAGAAGGCATACCATCTAATTTAGCAAGATTTATAAGTTCACATTGAACGTTCCAATTTATATATCTTCCATAAATATCATTCCTAGGATAAGCTCCTACAACTTGATAAACTCTCCCTCTGTCGGTAACAATTATATCACCGTGTGTTATTACATCACTTACATTTTTATAAATAGAATTGTTTAAATTTATTTCCTGTTCTCTTCTTGGTTTTAATTTTAAAAAAACTTTATCAACGAAAGAAGCTTCTTCATTTATTCCATCATAATTAATTTCTATCAAATTCTGTTTTTTTAATTTATCTATTATTTTATATATTTTATTATCAATTTTTTCCTCAAATAATGTTTGTCTAAAATTTTTTATTATAACTTTATCATTTGTTATTTCTATTTCAAGAGGTTCAAGTGAAATATTTTTTATTTTTAATTTTCCAGCAGTTTTCTGTTTTAATTCAGTTATAATATGAACCATCCTTCCAAAGTCATATTCTATTTCAAGAGTTTCTTCTGTTTCTGTAAAATTTTTAACACTAAGTTGAGAAACAAAAGTGTTTGATTTATATATTCCTCTTTGCTCAAAATGAGGCAAATATACTCTTCCATTTGTCTCTTCTTTGTATACTTCTGACAGTTTTGTTTCTATCTTATCAAGCTTAAATACATATGTTTTTCTTCCTGTTGTCTGAACAGCTTTGTCGTGCTGATCTGCTATAAACTGTGTATAAGCATTTCCTTGTAATGTATCTGTATAATTAAAATTTAATTCTTCTGCCATATTTTTAACTTAATCACCAGACCTTTACAGAATTAATTACTGCCGTTATATTATTTCTTAACTGAGTTGAATTTATATCAATATTTATATTGGTTTGCTTTTTATTTAATTTTTGTAAAAAGTAATCTCTTTGATCCGATATTGGATAACAATAATTTTCACTTATATTTGAAAATCCAGGATTTACTATTTTAAAATCACACATGTTAGCAGCATATGTTCTATAACAATCTCTTATTAAGCCGGGTGCTTTATATTTTAAATAATTATAAAACATAATTGGTGTTGCTATAACATTGTTTGATTTTAATGAATTTATAGTCATAAGCAACCATCCAAGATTTCCAGCGGCATTATGAAGCTGAATTCCGTGAACATACCATTGATTATTTTTTTGATAATTTCCAAGGCATAATATTGTAGGATGTGGATCTGTTTTCCAATTTGTATAAGTTCCAGAAATTATACTTCCAAATACAAAGTTTTGTATTGGTTTATTAGCAGCATTTATGCCAGATATATAATTCATTATTCTTGAATAAAAACCCATAAAATTATCTTTTTAAAGTTAATTACAAAAGGGATGAATATATGGATATTAAAAAAATAAAAAGCGATGCTAATACAGACTTACAAAAGCTACAAAATTTATTATATACAATAAATGAACTTGGTTATACTGAAAAAATAGAATTGGCAAGCGGAATTGTTCTTGATAAAATCAAAGCAGATGATGTAACAGTTTTTGATCACAATACTTATTACTATTTTTTAATAAATAGTTTTGGCATTGAAAATATTGGTAGTGGTGAAGAACCAATCATTGATAGATTTTATTATGTTGTAACAAAATCAAGCATTAGTGCTGTTATAAATAAATTAATTAAAATATATGTTGATTTTTTTATACTAGACAAAAATTATAGTTACGATAATTTTAATAACACATATGCAAACAATTTTAAAAAATTTAACGACCTAACTATAATATATAAAAAAATAGGAATTGATGATATTGGAGCTTATAATACTAGTGGTGTAAAAATAGAGTCTCCAACAATTAATGATATAGAAAATTTCGCAGAGTTTGTTTATTATGGTAATATAAACAATACAAATTTAGAAACTTTTTTAGAAGATATAGAAAACAGTTTCAGGCTTTTAAATAAATACAGAAACATATCTGGAAGTAGTTTGATAAGTTCTCTTAATTTTTTAAATGGAGCCAACTTAATTAAATTTGATGAAAATAAAAGCATAACAACTGTTTTTACAGATAATTATGTTGAAAAAAAAGTAGAAGACGCAACAATCGACACAGTTATTGAAAAACTGGCAGATAATATAAAATTCGAAAATGTCTCTTTTCCAGATGGTTCAGATGGTTCAAAAAGTTGGGAAGAAATGTCATCAGAAGAAAAATTGGATTGGCTTAAAGACTTTTTCTCTTTTTCAGATGATGTCAAATATGTAGATAGATTTGTTGGAAGTAATGGTACTTATCGCTTTTTTGATTCAGGTGCTATAAGCAGATTACAGGCCTATGTTGATAACCAGCTTGAAGATTATATAAAAAACAGAACTTCTATAAAAAAAGATTTTGCCGCTGAAATTTCTTCATTAAAACAAGAAATTTATTCAATCAAAGATGAATTATATAACGGAACAACATTATATAGTAATGGTGAAGGAAGAGTTGGAAAACTTGAAACCAAAGTAAATAATTTAGAAAAAGTAATTAACGAAGCAAGTTTTGCTTTATCAAATACAAAATTTCCAAAAAATGCTGATTATATATTTACAAATAATTCAGGAAACGCTTTTGCTGGATATCTGGCGGACAACATCAGCCTTAATGAATATGTTCCAGTATCTTCAAATGCTGTATATAATTTTTCTAAATTTTTTGCTAAAAGTGGTGGAAATGTTGGGTTTGGTAAAACAGCTAAAATTGTAACAAAAACTTTTAACAACAGTAATGCCACAAGAGAATTACAAAATTTTAATATAAATGGTAATAATATACAAACAAGTTCTAAAATTATTTATATACCAGTAATTTTCGAAGGTAGTCTTACAATTTATTTTGCCACATTACCAGCAAATGTAAGAGATAATGTTTTATTGATTAAAGACAGTGCTTTGACATCTTATGATAACAATATATATACTTTGTCAAATACAATTACAGGAACATTAAGCGGAAACAATTTAACCTTTGAAGAAGTTACCGATACAAGTATTGTAAAGGTAGAAAATGGAAAAAGATATATCGCTTTGCTAAATAATAGTGGAACTTTAACGATTAGTAAAATTGTATATACTAATAACTATGATTTTTCTTTTGAAGTTAACGATGAAGGTATAGTTTTAAATAAAAATTTAATTGCTGATGGTTGTAATTTTACTTTTTCAAGTAATGATGATATTTTGTTAGATTTAATCTAAATAAAAAAAGAGAAGCTATATAGCTTCTCTTTTTTATAACACACTTTTTATTTTTACGCAATAGAATTAGCAAGAAGATACCACATTTTTATCTTTCTTCAAGATTAGAATGCTTTGATAATTGACTTGCTAATAAAACAACAAGTCTATAACAAGGTTTTGGATAATTTGATTCAACCATGTCATACTGAAAATGAATTATTTCTCTACCAAAATTGTTTGCTTTTTCCAGGCATTCTTCCAATGTAGCTCCATAAAATGTTTCTAACATTTAAAATCTCCTGTGTAAGTTATATTAGGATTTCTAATCGTATCACTGGTTGTTGTCGTCAAACCATAATAAATTGGTTGTGGTTGATAACAGTTTATCAAACTGTTGACGATAGCCTCTTTCATATCTTCTTCGAGGTTTGATGCTAAAACAGCTTTTATCAAATTATACTTTGAATAATTTACTTTTTCCATTTTTTAGTCTCCTATTCAATAAACGCTATAGAAAGTGCTTCAGAATCAATAATCTTGATTGTCTTATTAGTAAATCTTGTGCATGTACCATCACCATTCCAAAGCTTCCCATTTCCAGTTATATGATAAACATAAAATTGAATTGGGTTGCCATCACTTGTAAAAGTTAGTAAAGACTCATCTTTGTGAACTTCTATGCTGATATAAGCATCTTCCGCTTCAAGCATTACTCTTCCACCATTATCAAATTGAATATAAGATACATGACTTGGAATACCGACATTTGAAACTGTTTTCTTGGCAGTATAAGCACTTGCGCTTATACTAATACCAAATATCAATAAAATTGTAATAATACTTTTTCTCATTTTTTTCTCCTAAACCTTCTAATGCATTCTTCCTAAGTTATCATAAGTCCTCTTTTAATCCTGCTAAACTAATTCCTACATCAGCACCATTTTGGGCGTTAATAAACACATTCTTTTATTTTTAATAAAATTTCTTCTTTTGACATTGTATAAGGAATTACAAGTAAATTGATATTATTCTTTTGAGCATATTTTCTTTTTAACCAATCATTATGTCTTTGTATTTTTAAATCTTTTAGCATCTCATCATTAGTCATTTTTCCACTCCAATTTACTTTTTCATAATGTTGTTTGCCATTATATTCAATTAATAAATTTTTTGAACTTATATAAAAATCATAACTTAATTTTCCAAACATTCTTTTCCATCTTTCAAATTTTATATTATTTTCTTCTAAAATATTTTTTATTATTTTCTCTCCACTGCTCTCATTACATATTGGACATCCACTTCCTTGTAAATGATTAACAACTATCTGCATAAAATATTTTTTATGTTTTTTACAATAAATTTCAACTTTTCGCATAATTCCTTGATAATTTACCTTTGAATAATCATATCTATTTTTATGTATAAGTTCTGCTCTTTTTATAAATTCTTCTTTTGTTAGTCTTTTGTTACAATCACATCCTTTTCCATTTAAATGTGAATATACCAATTGTTTTTTTATTTTTCCACATACATTACATTCATATGTGATATAATCATGACTGTTTGAAAAATCTAAATCCAAATATTTATATTTATCACCATGAATAGTTTTTGCCCTTTTCAAAAAAGCTTCTTTTGAAATACTTTCTTTTTTATTTGCTCTTTCTCTTCCACATTTTTTACAGCCACTTCCACCCCAATGATACTCTGGTTTTTGTTCAAACCACTTTTCACATTTTTTACAATAAATCATTACTGGGACTTGTTGGCCTTTGTATATTACTTTTGAATAATCATATTTATCACCGTGTCTTTCTTTAAACCTTCTAATACATTCTTCTTGTGATATCATAAGTCCTCTTTTAATCCTGCTAAACTAATTCCTACATCAGCACCATTTTGGGCGTTAATAAACACATTCCCACTAGGGGTTTGTTTTGCTTTTGCTTGTTCTAGTTTGGCTTGTGCTGATATTATGTTTGCTATTTGTGCCATCATTTCAACTTTTATTCGTTGCGAATCAAGCAACGCCATTTTTGAAGCATCACTTCTATCTTGCCTAAGAGCTAATGGTTTGTAAAACAAATCATAGATTTCGTCTGTATTCTTATTTACTTTATTAAATTGATTAAGCATTATATTGGTAAGCTCATCAATTGTATGCTGCTGTTTTTCAACTTCTTCTGGTGTTGTAATTTCTTTTGTTTCTTTTTTTACTTCTTGAAGCTGATTATCAATATAATCCAATGTGCTTTCAATTTCGTTTTTATCTATATTTTCTTCATTATCTGAATTTATAAATTCAGCAATTTTTTCCAAATCAACCTCTTCCATAATCTTCTCCATCTCTTTGCATTTTCTCTAACTCTGTCATTTTATTTTGTTCAAAACCGTGCTTCTTTTGACCTATCATTTTTCTTTCTACTTCTGCCATTATTTTATCTCTTAATCCGCCAGGATAAGGTATTTCTTTATTATAGTATTTACCCAAATGCTGAAAGAAAGAGTTTTCAACTTCGCCAGTACTTCTAAGTGGATTTACCAGCATCTTTCTTTCAATAGTTTTATAGAATTCATCAGTATTAAACATAATATTATCTTGCTAAACTATAAAATTCATCTTTGTATTTACTCATCTCTTCTATAAAAGCTTTATATTCCATTGATTTATATCCATAGCTTTTAAAAGCTGAGGTAAGATCTGCTTTTCCTACAATTTTTCTATTCTTAACTAAATATTCAATAAGTATAGAAGTAAGTTCTATATATCTTTTTCTTTTGTCTTTTAAATAATGTCTGTTAATTATATTAAGAAAAGTTCTTTCCAAATCTTCAAAAAAAAGATCGTAATTTATTTCATCTTTTGCCGATAAATCATAGCAAACATCAACATCAGCTGTAAGCCTATGCTTATAATTTTTTAATGTAAAATTAAGAAGGTGTCTTTTACAAATAATACTAAACAAATCAAACGCCGTTCCTTTGTTTGGAATAAAATTTGGAAGATAAACCCACATTGCCCTTAGAGCTTCTGCTTGTAATTCATCTACGGTGTCAAACCTCCAAAATCGATACTTGTTAATAATCGCATTAGCTATCAAAAACAAATTACCCATTATCTCCTTTTCAACATCCTTAGGAGCATTCTCTCTGTTTATACAAACTCTTTTGCCTTTCTCATTAACACCATATTCCAAATAAGGCTGGTATTTATTGATGATTAAGTCTTTGACCAGCTCCTCGTCAAAATACATATTTTTCTTTTTAACAACCAAAGTTTTTAGTATTTCATTTTTTTCTTCTGGTTCTTCTTGGTCTAAGAGTTCTTCATCAATCTCTGTTTCATCTACATATGAACTTTCATCATACTCACATTCTTCATCTTCTTCATCATAATAATTCATTTACTTTCCTCTCCAAAATTTTATCTATATTTTTAAACTCCTGATATGGAATTGTTAAAAAATTAAAATTCTTAGCATATTTTCTTTTTAACCAATCGTGATGTAATTGCCTATGCCACTCGTGTATTGGCTTGTTGAAAGAGTTGTAATAATGCTGCTGACCTTGAATTTCTATTAACAGATTTAATTTTTCAATATAGAAATCATAAGTCAAATAATCTATATCTTTTAAATCTTCAAAAAGTTTGTTTTTCACAAACTCAATATTATTTTTTACCAACCATTCTTTTGTTTTTACTTCACCAAAAAATCCATTACATTCAGGACAACCTTGGTGCTGGTTTATATGATTATTCCAAGTTTTTACAAATATTCCGTGTGTTGGGCAATTTATTTTTACCTTACTGCTTATTCCATTTTTATCTGACAAACCATAATCATATTTATAGTTATGAACTTTATTTGCTCTTTGTATCAATTCATTTACTGAATAGGTTTTCATTTCACTATTTTTTTCATTGGCGCATAATTTACATCCGTGTCCTTGTAATAAGCTGTTTGCTTCAATTTTAAATTCTTTATGTTTTGGGCATATAACAATTATTTTTTTGTCATTTCCTTTATATTCTGTTTTACTAAAATCATATTCTGGAAAAATTTCTTTTGCCTCTTTTATATAATCGTAATTTGATTTCAAATACATTTTTCTCAATTTTTCTTTCATGCATTCATTACACTGATGCTTTATGAAATTTGTTGGCGTTTTGTTTATTAAACCGTGTTTTGAGCATTTAAAAATCGATTTATTTTTCATTCCATTAAATTTTATAAGTTCGTAATTTTTTAAAAGTTCTATATTTTCTTTTCTAAATTCTTTTTCTGTTTTCGCTTTCATATTTTTATTTATTTTAAACAACATAAAAAAATTTGTCAATAGTTTTATATATAAAGAAATATAAAATAAAAAACCGACGGATGCAACTTCGTCGGTTTAAAAAAAAGGATTAAGAATAAAGGATTACGCATCACCAAAATGCGATAATTTATTTTAACTTACTTTATAAAAAAAGTCAAGTTATTTATTCACTTCATAATTTCTATATTCAACAATCTGCTGATTAATTCTATTAATGTCAAATTTAGATGAAACAATTTCGTTATCAATCAACATTGTTGAAGTTAAAATATCCGAATTAGGTCTTTTACTAAATCTTACGCCTACACTATCGTCTTTTTTAAATCCATAATAAATTTCTATAAATATTTTAGATTTTTTATCAAGCTCGGATTTAAGTTTATCAAAATTCTGATTAGCACATAAAGTTGCTACTTCCAGTGAAAATTCATCAAACATATTTTCACCTTTGGATTTAAGTTTTGAAAGAGCTTCCAATATATCATCAAATGATTGAATATTATCTTTTTGATTATCACTAAGAGACATTTCTCCTTCAAATTTTTTAATTATTTTATTATCATCATCTTCTTCATTCTCTTCTGTTGTTATTGATGATAACTTAAAAGAATCTACATCAATACCATTTGTTTGATCTGGTGTTTGTTGGCTTAAATCTTGCTGCGGCTGCTGGTTAATTTCTTGTGGCTGCTGTTGATTTAAATCCTGCTGCATTTGCTGATTTGATGCTTGCTGACTTAAATCTTGCTGTGGCTGCTGATTTTGAATTGGCTGCTCTGATTGTTGATCAATTTCTTGCTGCTGTGGTTTATATAATTCTAAATCAACTTCATAATAAACTTTTAAGCCTTTTCTTATATGTTCCTCAATAACAATTGATCTGTCAAAAATTTCTTTAAATTTCATTACTCTTCTCCAAATTCTTCGGCTATATCTGTTAGTTTATTTACATAATAAATAAAATCATTGAAATTATCAAAAATATAATCTCCGACTTTAATAGACATATTGTCTTTATCAACTAAAACTTTAATTAATTTGCTGTTAATGTTAAAACTTCTATTTTCCATTTATTTCCTCTCATATTTTTTATTGTTATTATAAGCTTGCTCTAATAGTCTTTTTGGAATTTCTTTGCCATAATATCTTCCAACTATTCTTTCAAAGGCTTTATAGCAAATAAAATTATCCATTTTGTTTTCATAATATTTACTGAATTCTTCGTTCGTAATTTTTTCAATCTCTTCTGCTTCTTTAATTCTTAACTGTTCTTTCTCATCTTCTATTATTTCTTCTCTAACTCTTTCAAGCATACTGTTATAGTATTTTTTTAATTCGGCAAATCTGAATTTAACCTTCATAAAAAGAGAAAGCCTTGGTGTTAATTTATCAAAAAGATTATTCTCTTCAAAATAAGAGAATATTACAGTTATACATTTTTTATCTTCTTCTGAGAGATTGTTGAACCATTTTATTTCTTCAGAACTGATATTATATTTTTTACCATAATAATTTTCCCAATCTGACTTAAATTTATTTAATGTATTATCATTATCAATGATATAGTTGTTTTTCTCAATATCTTTTTCAATTTCTTTACAGTTTTCTTTATCGATTTCATTGGAAATCATTTGAAGTTTTTCTTCAAGTTTTGATAAATCATAGCAAATACCAACTGTTGCAAAATATCCAGTGTAAGGATCTTGTTTTTTTATTATTGAGTAATTCAATAAACCTTTTGCTTTCAATCCAGTTCTTCTTCTTGAAAGTGTTTTTGAAGAGACAGTTGGATCTAATTCTGCGTCTGTAATTGCATATCCTGGTCTATTTTTCATTACTTTTATAATGAAAGCCATTTCTAAATCTGAAATTTCCAATTCTTGTTGAAACTCTAATAGTAAATTGGAAACCATAACAAAACCATTTCTTTGTAAGAAATTTCTAGTTGGTGAAGCAAATATCTGTTGCATCTTTTCTCCTTTTTCTCTAACTTTATCACTCTTTGTTTTTTTTGTCAAGTTCAAAATAAGCTTGTATTTTTTTATTAATTTGGTCTAAATCTATTTTTTCAAAATTAAAAAAAAGTTGTTCATTTTCAATATATATTTGGCAGCTTTTTTTAAAAGCTTTATGTCTAATTATTAATTTTATTAAATTTGATTTTTCTATATCTAATTTAAAATCAGCTAACTCCAAATAGTTTATAACACTTATAAAATTTGTCAATAAAATATCAGACTGATATTTATCCTCAGAAGAATAAATAATATCTTCCAGCTTAGAAATAACTTTTTTCTTATCAACCATTTTTTACTCCAGCTAGATTTCAAGATTAACTTTTTATTTCGAAAAATAAAAATTTCGAAATAAAACTCTAGCTAATTATGTTAATTAGTATTAGTAAGAGCAGACTTTCTTGTCCGTCAAGGATACCAAAAGTGTCCGCTCGGTTTAATTTTATTTTAAGAAAAATAAATAAATTTGTAAAGAAAAATAATAAGACTATTTTTTAAAAGTTAAAATCATAGAGGATTGATTATGATTTTAACAGAAACATTATTCAGAAGTTTTAATAAGAGTAATAAAATAATAATTACAGAAGAGCAGATAAAATTAAATAGTAATGTAATGAAACAACTTAAAGATGGTCTTGATAAAGCTGTTTCCAATAAAAGGCACATTCAAATACTTAGTCATACGGATTTAGATGGAATCACTTCAGCAATTGCAATAGTCCAATATTTAAAACGAAAAGGATTTTCGAATGATAATATTACTGTTACATTTGGACAATACGGTGATAAGAAACTAAAAATAAAAGAAACACCAACAAAAAATAAAGCCGTTGTAGTTTCAGACTTTGCCAAGATAAGTACAATAAAACTTTGGGATGAGTTACAGTTCCTTTCCGATTTTGGTTTTAATAAATACAAATATAAATTTGTAAATCTTGTAAACACTCAGGATTTTACAAATATGAGCTTTGATGAATTTAAAAAATGGCTTGATGATAATTTTGCCATAAAACCAAAAAAGTCAGAAGAAAAATTTGACAAATCAGCAAAAGATATTTTAGAATGTTTAAAACTTTATTCTAAAATTAAAAATAGAAAGGAAAATCCAATAGAAAAAATTACATTCAAAAACTTAGAGAGTTACAGGCTTCAGGATGCGGATCCAGATTATATTGTTGATCACCATAATAATGACGATAATAATCTAAGAGGAGCAAAAGAAGGATTGCTTGATATTGAAACACCTTCTAATGCTGCTGCATTAGGAAAAATACTTGGAGTTTTCAGTCAGAAAGACTTAGATGCCATTAATATGATTGATGGAGCGCAGTATGATAAAAATGAATTGAAACGTGCTACATTCCTTGATACAAAATATCCAGCAAAAACAGAAGAAAGAGCTTTGGCAATTAAAATAAACGCTTATATTGAACAAGCTACAAAAAAAGATAATAGAACTGCTGAATTGATTGTTAAAAATTCTGGCCCATCTTTAAAATCATTAGCAGAAACTTTGGAAAAAGCTTTAAAAGTAAACACAGCAAAGGTAAAAATACTTGATGCTCTTACAAAAGGTTTTGAAGTTCCAGAAATTGGAACAGATGGAAAACCAGTTATGAAAGCTGGGAAACCAGTAAATAAAAAAGTTACAGGCGGAACTGAAATTTACAATTATGTAAAGAAAATTATAAATACAGAAATTCCAAAAGAATTTATGGATGAATTCAACGCTCATAAATCTGGTAAGGCAATTGATGGAATTGATAAGAAATTGTTTAATCCTGAATCAAGCTTCTATAAAAATAGAGAAGGAAAAAAACTTGGAGAAATGGCAAATTTTGAGCAGGTTAAAGGAAAGGCTGACAGAACAAATGCTTTGACAAAAACTGGCTATCTTACAAGAAAAGAAAATGAAGAACTTAGCAATTTAATTAAAAAAGGAAGCGAAAATTTAACTGATGAAGAAAAGGAAATTTTAAATAAAGAAGCAAAAACAAAAAAATATCAGGAAGTTTTCTTTAAAATGAGAGATAATCTAACTGATGAAGAAAAAAAGAGGTTTGATTATTTAAAATCTAAAAAAGGAAAAATTAACCATGTTTCAAATTTTGCTATGGTAAAAGCTGATACTTTTGCTGATTTGAAAGATTATCCAAGTAGGTATGCTGCTGCTCTTTATTCTTCAAAAGGAAAAAGATTTCCATTCACAATCAAAAGATATAGTGATTTTATTCAGGCTTCTAAAAACCCACTTTATACAGGAAGTGTTGATTTTGCGAAAGTTATGCCAGCAGTTAAAAAAGTCGTTGAAGATTATCTGAAAGATTTGGTTAATAAAAAAATTATAAGCAATTGGGTAGCACAGCACGTAATAGACGGAATGAATTATAACTCTGGCGGACATAAAGCAATTCTTAATTTCCAAGGGTTTGATGAATTTAAAGCTCCAAGCAAATCAAGGAATGCTGCTTATGAAGCCAAGGAAATGATTGATAGAATTAAAAAAGCAAATAAATCAAAAAATGAAAGAGAAGGAAATGACAAAAATAAAAATAATTTCTCAAATCTTTCAGCTAAAACTTTTGGAAAACTTAATAAAGCAAATTCTGAAATCAAAAAGATTGAAGAATTAAAAAAAGATTTGATGGATAAAGTAATGGCCACTATTATGAGAGAAACAGAAAAATTATTCCCAATTTCAAAAGAACATATTAACTCTTTAAAAGCTGATGAGAATGATAATGAGCTTGAAGATAATAGCGAAAAATAATTACTGAAACCTTAGACCTAGATAAAAGACTAGAAATAAATCTAGTCTTTTATTTTTCTATTGACAAAAAAAT